GATGATTGGAATTGTAACGATACAGTTACAATGATATTCTATTCTCAAACGTACTCATACAAAGTTCTAGAGCAATGCATGGGTCGAATTGATAGAGTAAACAACACATATTACGATCTGCATTACTACCATTTAGTCTCAAATTCTAGAATAGACTACAGAATGCAGCAATCCGTCAAGTTGAAAAAGATTTTCAATTATTCGGCGTTTGCCAAGGTAGATGCACCCGCGCTAAAAACATCGGCTATAATAGAGGAGAAGATTAAGATATTAAAATAATTTTAATGTCTTAAACCTTAAAACCTTCTCTTTTATTTTTTGCCGAAGGAGATTTTGCTATGCCTGATTTAGAAAGTAAATTTCAAAGAGAGTTGGTGAAAGAGTTAGAGTCATTGTTCCCTGGATGCTATATTGAGCGATCAGATCCTGGGTACAGACAAGGAACTCCAGACATCACTATATTTTTTAAAGACAAGTGGGCAAAATTAGAGTGTAAGCGAAGTGCATCATCTTCCCATAGACCAAATCAGGATTATTACGTTGACATGTTTGACGCTATGTCGTTTGCAAGGTTTATTTATCCTGAGAACAAGGATGAGGTGTTAGATGAACTTCAACAAGCATTTAAACTTTGAGGGTGCTCATTCATTTTTGAGTGCTAGTCAGCATTCGTGGTTGAACTATGACGATACAAAGTTGATCAATCGATATTCTACAGTACAAGCAGCACAACTTGGAACTAGAATTCATGCACTTGCGGCAGAGCATATTTCTTTGAAGATTAAGATGCCGAATGACAACAAGACATTCAATCAGTATGTTAACGATGCGATTGGATATCGTATGTCGCCAGAGGTTGTCTTATTCTATTCGCCAAATGCGTTTGGAACCGCGGATTCCATATCTTTCAGAGATAACTTTTTAAGGATTCATGATCTTAAAACTGGAGTTACTCGTGTGTCAATGGATCAGTTGGAAATCTATGCAGCTTTATTTTGCTTAGAGTATGACATAAAGCCAAACAAGATTGGAATGGAATTACGTATCTATCAAAAGAATGATATTTTGGTTAATGAACCAGAACCAGATCGTATATTCCACATCATGGACAAAATTATAAGATTCGACAAGTTGATAGAGGAGATGAAAGAAGCAGATGACTGATGAACTATATCACTACGGCATCAAACGCCGTTCTGGTCGATATCCTTGGGGATCGGGCGCAAAGAAATCTAGGAATGCTTCTGATTTTCTATCTACCGTTGATGTTCTAGAAAAAGATGGTTTTAACGAGAAGCAAATCGCTGAATATTTTGGACTTCAAACAAAACAGCTTAGGGCATATAAATCTAATGCACACAATGAAGTAAGAGCTGCAAAAGCTGCGATGGCCCTTAGGCTAAAGGACAAGGGATATTCTAATAGCGAAATTGGTAGACGAATGGGGATTAATGAGTCTAGTGTTAGAAGTTTGCTAGACCCAGCTATTTCTATGAGGAAGAATGCTTCTACCAACACTGCCGAGATGCTAGAGAAAGAAATTGCTTCTAAAAAGTATATTGATGTCGGTGGCGGAGTCGAAAACCAAATTGGTGTAAGTCGTAATACTTTGGATAATGCTGTAGAACAGTTAAGAGCAAAAGGTTATACTTATCATTATCTTAAAGTTGAGCAACTTGGAACTGGTAAATTTACATCGATTAAGGTTTTGGCCGCTCCAGATGTCACATATAAAGAAGTCAAGGATAATCAGTCGAAAGTAACATCCCCAGGATTTTATTCTGAAGATCTTGGGCAGACAGTTGTCGGTATTAAGCCACCATCTTCTATATCTTCTAAGCGTATTTTGGTAAATTACGGAGATCAAGGTGGATCTGATAAAGATGGTGTTATTGAGCTTCGTAGAGGAGTTAAAGATTTAGATTTGGGAGCTGCTCGCTATGCTCAGGTACGAGTTGCAGTCGATGGCACTCATTATCTAAAAGGCATGGCGATGTACTCCGATGATATTCCAAAAGGGTACGATGTCATATTCAATACCAACAAAAACTCCTCGACACCAAAGATGGACGTTTTTAAGAAGATGAAAGACGATCCAGAGAACCCATTTGGTGCTACAATTAGGCAAAAGACCTATATTGGTAAAGATGGCAAAGAACATTTGTCTGCTCTTAATATTGTAAACGAGGAAGGCGATTGGAATACATGGAAGAAGACCTTATCTTCTCAGATGTTATCCAAACAGAGCACAGCTCTCGCTAAGAAACAGCTAAAACTTGCTTATGATATTAAGAAAGAAGAATTTGATGAGATTTGTTCTTTAAAGAACCCAGTTATTAAAAAGTGCCTTCTTGATAAATTTGCCGATAATTGTGACTCATCAGCGGTCCATTTGAAAGCGGCAGGACTACCAAGACAAGCTTCAAAGGTTATTTTACCGTTCCCTGAGATGAAAGATTCAGAGATTTACGCTCCATCATATCGTAATGGAGAGAAAGTCGTACTTATTCGATATCCTCATGGTGGAACTTTTGAGATCCCAGAGCTTATTGTTAACAACAAGAGTAACAAAAAGGCAAAAGGTCTTATTGGTAATGCCCAGGATGCCGTTGGCATAAATCCTAGAGTTGCTGAGCGCTTATCTGGCGCTGATTTTGATGGTGATACAGTACTTGTTATTCCTGTCGGTAAAGTAAAGATTAAAACCTCCGCTCCTCTTAAAGGGTTAAAGAATTTTGATCCAAAAGTCGCATATCCTGGATATCCTGGAATGCCAAAGCCTGGCGAGAAAGGCTCTGGATTCGATAAACAAGGTAAGATGGGCGATATTTCCAATCTTATTACTGACATGACCATCAAAGGTGCTCCTGCTGACGATATTGCTGCCGCAGTTAGACATTCAATGGTCGTTATTGATGCTGAGAAGCATAATTTGAATTGGCGACAATCATATCTTGACAATGGAATTGCAAATCTGAAAGCAAAGTACCAAGGAGCTTCTAATGCTGGCGCATCTACTCTTATTTCTAGAGCAAAAGGTGACAAGCGAGTTCCAAAGCGTAAAGATGGCTATAAAGTTGATCCAGAAACCGGTAGAAAGATATTTACTGAGACTGGTGAAACTTACGAGAAGAATGGTAAACAGGTAGTCAGACTTCAAAAGTCTTCAAAGATGTATGAGACAGAAGACGCATATTCTCTATCATCTGGCACTGCAATGGAGAATACATATGCTGATCATGCTAATAAATTGAAGGCATTAGCTAATAGTGCTAGAAAGACAAGCCTGACCACTAAACCAATCCCATATTCTCCAGAAGCTAAAGCTAAGTATCGTCAAGAAGTTGATTCGCTTAATGCTAAACTTAATATTGCTTTGAAGAATCGTCCATTGGAGCGAAAAGCTCAGTTACTCGCTAACGAAAGAGTTAAATTAGTTCGTCAGAACAATCCAGACATGGACAAAGATGATATTAAGAAGCTTAAGAATCAAGCACTAACTCAAGCTAGACTTCAAACTGGAGCTAGTAAGAAAGCTCGTTTGGTTGATATTACGGATCGAGAATGGGAAGCAATTCAGTCTGGAGCTATATCTACAAATAAGCTCTCACAGATAATTCAGAATTCAGATCTTGATATTCTAAAGCAACGTTCAATGCCTAGAGAATCAAGAGGTATATCTGACGCTAAGAGAGCAAGAGCTAAGATGTTAGAGTCAAATGGATATACTTTGGCGGAGATTGCCGACAGTTTGGGTGTCTCAACCAGTACTATATCTAAGGTTCTTAATGAATAGTATATTTGCACGAAGGCTAGTTTATATTTATGTGGTGCCTAAAGCATCTATAAGTATTCTCTAGCCTTCTGCAAAGGCTTTAAATTATATTCTAGTTGGCTCAGTTTATATTTATGCTTGTTATATTATATTATATTCTTCGATTATTATATTTTAGCATGGCATAATTATATTTTGGACTAACCATAAGAGTATATTTTAGCGTAAGATTATATTTGTAGTGGCTTTAGATTATATTTCCAATGCCTTCGAATTATATTTTACTAGAACCAGTGGTATCTAAGCGCACATTGATTATATTTTTCAAGTCTGTATGTGTATATTTGATTAGAAAAGTATATTTTTAGATGCCATCATTACTCAATTGGATTATATTTTGCTTGATTATGTACCTATATTTGGCCGACCATCAAGGTTTATATTCTAATCCATAGCTAAAGGAACACAATAGTTTATATTTCAAGGTATATTTAAGGCTATAGATCTATATTCTAC